TATCAATGGTTCTGGACAAGTATAAACCTTGATGAAACTTATCCCAAAGAGTTTCTTGAGTATCTGATGGAAATGTGTGATCGTATTGATCGTGGAGAAGAGAAACTCATTCCGATGACCGAAGACTTTATGAAAGAACTGGAAGAATTGTTAGAAGACGAGGACACTTGATGAACTGTCCACTCACCCCCAAAATGGGTGAAACTACCCCTATAATGAGTATATTCAAAACAGACCAATGACTTACAAGGCAACCCTCAAGGTTTCTTTCGATACTGAATGGACCTCCACCCATTACAGCAGTGGGTTTGATGATATGATGCTCCCCGAAGAGCATTATACTTTTCAGGTTCCTGCCGAAGACCTTAACACTTATCAACTGTTTCGTTTCTTCGCAACCGTTGCCCGTGCGATGGGACACGATGATCTCAACATTATGAAAGGTGCTTGTGGTCTCGCATTTACTGAAGATAGGAGTGTAGAAAATATGCGTAAGGTTGCTGATGAGTTTGACCTGACTTTGGGTGAAGACCTGAAGAAGAAGTTTGATGATATGCTTGAAGCAGAAAAAGAGTGGGAGCGTATCAAAAAAGGTCCTATGGGAACTGTCCTGACTGATGAGGAAGAACAATGCGAAGAGTGACTGTAAAACCTAAATCCAGCAAAGCCAAAAACCGTCTTGCGAATATGATGGACAACAACGCCATCTGTATTGTGGAGCAGGACAAAGGTGATGGTATGCTGTTTCTCGCATCAGAGAACCAGAAATACTTCTTCTGGGTTAATGTAAGCAACGATTGTCATTGGGAATGTGATTGGGAGGTATTATGAACTACCTTTGCTTTGTTGATGGTCTGCTAGAGTTTGCTAGTTCAGACCCTTCTTCTTTCGCACACTATCAGTTAGTATATGCCGAAGAGCACAAGAACGCTAATGTTCAGTATCTTACTCTGACTGATGAAGAGTATGATGAACTATTTCCATATGAAGAGGATGAGGAATGACTTTACTTGATACCCTGAACTATTTCATTCAAGACCAAGAAGGGCATCTTCAGTGTATTGAATGGGATATTCGTGAATCAACCAATTATGAATGTGGAGATTATGATTGGTATTGTGAGCAGTATGACCTATGTAAGCAACGCATAGAAGACCTTCAACAAATCAAATCCATTATAGAGGCACAATCATGAGCGGTGGACACTTTACTGATTGCGGTTACGACTACTACAAGGTAGCACAATTTGCTGATGAACTTGAAGAAGAGATTTGGAATAATGACAAAGAAGATGAGTATGGTTGGAAGCCTAACCACGAACCTGAAGTGCTTGAGTATTTGAAAGCACAAATTCCCAAGATGAGAAAGATGGCAGAGATTATGAGGCACATTGACTATCTGTATAGTGGAGATCACGGAGATGATAGTTTTATGGAACGTGTGAAAGAAGTGGAGGAGAAGTATGAACGATGATATGCCCTGGGTGGATCTTACACCAGAAGAAGTCCAAGAACTCCGCACCAAGAAACAAGAACTCACAGAATACGGCAAACAGAAAATCCGAGAACTTATGAGTGATGGTAAGTTGAGGCTTTATGATAAAGGAAAAGAAACTTTCGCAGTTGAAGACCCTTATTGGGGAGGATGTAAAAGTCCAGAAACACAGTTACACATCAAAGAAATGACCCACGAAGAAATGCTTCAGATTGCTGAACGAAGAGAACTCATCAACGAAGCATTAGAAGAACTCACCAGAGAAGAAAGAATCAAACTTGCTCTGGAAGAAGTTGATTGGATTGTGATTGGTGGGCAAGATGGTGAAGAGTTTTATGGTTCTATTCAGTTCATCCGTAAAGTATTGAAAAGTCTGGTATAATATCAGGATTCCGAATAAACGCCATTTATCAGAAAAACAACTAAAATGAACTTCACAAAACGCCAACTGGTTCTATTGACGACTGCCCTTACTCTGTTTTATGATGAGATCGCAAAGACCGCACCTGCCGAAATGAAGACAGAAGTAATGGAAATCGCAGAGATGGTTCAGGATGCTTATGAGGAGGCAGAATGATTGACGAACTGAATAAACCAACTCTTTATGATGTGATTGCTCAATGGTCTTTGGATTCAGTCACAGATAATATTGATTTAGATGTGCCAACTTGTGTTGAAGACCTTGTGAATAGAATTGAAGAATGGTTACCCAAAGAACAATCTGCTGCTGGTTCTCAAAATGTTTATGTTGAATGTACAGTAGAAGGCTTCAACGATTGTCTCACTAAAATCAAGGGTAAACTACGATGACTGACAGAGACACCTATTACAATATGAGTAAGTGGGAGTGGTTTGTGGAGGGCTTCCATCACCTTCCTTATATCCTTGATTGTTATAATGATGGGCATAAGTATGGATATGGTGACTTCTGGGAGGGATTATCTTGGGGTTGGATGACAGAATACATCTATCCTTATGATGACCCTTACAATCCTTATCTTTCACCTGAACGCAAACTGAGGTTAGGACGATGGTAAATGAAATGAACAGATACGCAGTCACATTGTATAGTAATGTAGATGGAGCAAGTGTTTGGATTAGTTTTCCAGTCAATACTCCAATGACTAAACAACAACTGAAAGTTTATTATCAATCTCAAAGTGTAAGTATTAGTAAAGTTGAGGTATTTGAATGACTAACGAATGGAAACCTGAAAAGAATATCTCATCACCTTGGGATGTTGATGTCTGGGAGAATAACGTAGGACAACCAGTAAAATCTGATTATGTTGTCTCATCACCTCCAAGTTTATACATTCATAATCCAAAACTATCTAACTGGACTTGTTATCTGTTTGGTGGTTCTCCTGGTGATGGTATTGCTTATACTCCAGTAGAAGGAAAAGTGCCTAATAGGTTTGTGAGGTTTATGACGAGGATTTGTTTTGCTTGTACTTGGGTGAAGAAAGATGGATAGTCATCCTGTTTGTAATGAGTGTGGTGGTAAAGGATGTGAGAAGTGCCACAATGGATGGGAATGTATTGGAGAAGGTTGTAATAAATGTGAAATGGGTTGGGAACTAGGACAACAACGGAGAGAAACCAATGACTGAAATTGAAGAAGTAAAAGCACAAATCAAAGTGCTTAAAAAGAAACTTGAAGAACTTTCACAAACGAAATCACCAGTAGAAGAAGCATACAAAGATTGGTGGGGTGAGTATCCTACAGACACTTGGGAGTTTGGTGGAGATAGGTGGGATGCATTCCAAGCAGGTTATAATGCCGCAAAGGAAGAAAAAGTAAGTGAATGGGAACCAACACCACAAACACCAGAACAAGTTGCTGATGGACTGAAAGAAGCATTCCGTGAAGCAGTCAAACAAGGTGTGGTTTCATCTTCTACCAAACCACAAACTCTTTATGATGTGATTGCTCAATGGTATTTGGATTCGGTCACAGATAATATTGATTTAGATGTGCCAACTTGTATTAACATATTGTTAGATGAAATCAGTTTGTGGTTGCCTAAACCCCAATCTGCTGCTGGTTCTCAAAATGCTTATGTGGAGTGTAGTGTAGAAGGATTCAACGATTGTCTTGACAAAATTAAGAGGAAACTACGATGAGTAGATTTACAGAAAACCCAGACGAAATTGTGCTGGAAGATGTGAAGATGTTTCACCTGGAAAGTATGAACGAACGCACCTTATGGGTCGGGGTTTATACTCAAAATGGTAAAACCTATCACTTGAATATTTCTGCGAATGGTGATAAACTGAATTATTGGTGGAGTGATGAAACTGGTGATTGGGATGCTCCTATTCCCGATGGTGTTGACCCTTGGAACTTAAGAGGTAGAAGTTAAATGAGAAGTTTATTTACTGGTATTGTATGGGGTTTCTCTGCGATTGGTGTAGTCGCATCATTCGTTTATGTGTATGCGATTTACATTGATGTGAATATGAAGACCCCACAGCACACTTCTACTGTTGTTGGTGGTTCTGGTGACTTGAAATGTAGTTTGACTTCTTGTATAGTAAAGGAGAAAGATCAATGATTACATTCAAACAAACTTGTGATAAACCCTACGACAGGCACCACTATAAGTTGATCTATAGCAATGGTCAGTCCATTGTTTTAGAGGACTATATGGATGTTCAGGCACATTGGTTTCAAACACCAGACCAGTTTTTAAGTCACGTTGAAGTTCTTGATATTCCACAGAAAAAGAGTAAGGGGTTCAAATGATTTCTATTTTTGATTTACTTCACGATGAGCGTCGCTATGGTTGGATAGTGGATAGTCGCTATCAATGGATCAATATGCTTCATAAGATGGAGAAGAATAATCCACGTCGTTTTAAGGAGTTTAAGTATTCTAAAGCGACTCTATATCATCACCTAGATAGAGTACAACAGGAGCAAAACCTTTACGACTAATGAGCGAAGTAACTTTCAAGAAGCACAGAGTATTCCGTGAAACCCAGTCAGTTATCTTTTATGATATTTCTGTGGAGGGATCTAATGCATCAGACCTCGTGGTTCATGAAGGTCCTGCTATTAGTCCTCCTGATGATATTGTAGGAGCAAAACAGTTTTATATTCATTACCACCAGGTAGACCACAACCGTGTTCTGTCTGGTATTCGCACATTTGAACTGGTCAATCCTGATTGGAGGTATCCTTATCACATCGTTCATCTTAATCGTAGTTCTGGTGCTCTGGTCATTCCTCAAAGAACTTACCATAGATCCTGGTCAGGAGAAGAAGGATCAATAGTCATCAACCAAGCGATTCGTGATGATGAGTTTGATGACAAGACTGAATTTATTCCTATTTCAGCGGCACAGAATGAAGACCTGTATCGCATCCTAGCACACGAAAAACCAGTCATTCATACTCTTGGAGAAATGTGATGGAAGGATTTAATGATTGGTTTTATGAACAAGAAGGTTATAGTTTCCGTGCTGAACGTTTTTGGAGTGATTATGATGCTAAAGATCAAATTGCTATGATGGAATGGTTGAGAACCGCCTATAGAATGGGTTATGAAGAAGGACAACGACTTTATGGAGGAACAGAATGAACTTCACACCTGAACAATATAAACTCATCTACAATGCTGTGCGTCGGTATCAATATGATAAGACTGTGCTAAACAGTAAAGAGTATAATGAATGTTCTGAGATACTTGACGAACTGTTTGATTCCGTGTATACTCAACGTGTTGAACAACCTACCTGATGGACTACACCGAAGAATTTCCCTTTGACCAGTTCCCCTGGAAACTTGTTTATAAGGATGGAAATGAAACTCGTAAGTGTTACTTTGAAAGTGAATCTCACCGCCAAAAACACATTGACCGCTACAAACTAAAGAAAAAGGACATTAAACTCAGTTACAAGTATGAGGATCAAAAATGACTGTAAGAACTTTTATTGATAAAAATGGAAACTCTTGGGAGTGGGAAGAAACTCCAGAAACTGTAAAAGCAGTAGAAGAACTTGCTAAGTTTGCTGGTAATTATGAAGGTCCTCTTTATGCTCCTCATCCTGAATTGAAAAATGGAAAAGAAACTAATTGATGATGCCTTTTATGTTGAGCAAAAAAAGTATGGACTTTGGGATTCAACAGATAAAGATGGTAACGGACTTATCACATCTCTCACTGAAGACATCTGTATCTCAGCGACCCGTTTTTATCTTAAAGGACGGCAGGAAGGTTTCTCTACGTCCCGAACTTATGAGGGTGAGGTAGGAGGTAAGTTGTGAGCGACACTGACCCTACAGCACCATGGTATGAGTTTATTTCTTATATCAGGTGCTGTGAAAGTCTTGGTGTAACTCCATCTTTACAACGCTTTATGGCGTATCAAAGGTATTTGAAATCTGTAGGTATATTATGATGATTAAACGTTTTATTAATTGGTTCTTTTCTGATAATGATAAAGTTAAAGAACGTTATAAAATTGTCTGTTATGATCAACATGATGGTGAATATTCTTTGATTGAACTTCTTCAACAGTTGACTCAACACGTTATTAAGTTAGAAGAACGTATCAAAGTTCTTGAAGAAGAAAACGTCAATACAACAAATGAACTCTATCGGATGGAAAATTCTCTTGATGCTCGCATAGATATTCTTGCCGAGCACTGTAGGATTAACACTGATGTATGAGTTAGATTGTTTTGAGAAAGCATTAGCACATTTTGGAACCCGTGTCGATGTTATCATTGCGATGGAAATGGGTGACAAAATTGATTCTGATGCTGCTTATAAAATGATCAAGGAAGAACTAAAACAACTTAAAAAAATTCGTAAAAAGCATAAGGATACTGACTGCGATGAGTGCTGATTCTCTTAAAATAACACAAAATGAAGATGGTTCATTCACAATGGATTGGGACAAGGAAGATCCCAACTGGTCCTGGTTGAATGGGTTGACATCCAAAGAAATTCAGATTATAGTAGAACAAGCAATCAAGGACCACCTGAATGACTGTTGAGTATCAGAAAGTTTGGCGCACGATGAATGATCTTGAGATGGTAACATCCAAGATTTGTTCTGCTCGTGAGATTATTGATGCTGCAATAGATAAAATTCAAGAGCATCAGTATGATAAGGCGGAGATGATGATGTCTGCTGCTTATGAATATCTTGAGTATTATCTGAAAGAATTTGATGAGAAGTTCAAACTTGCCTGGCAAGCAACCGTAGGTGACTTGCGTGATGGTGATGTGAGGAATGAACCTTTGACTTGTGACAAGGATGATCAGTCACCTGAATGTCAAGGTGCTTGGAATAGTTTCTGGGAAGAAAACTATTATCCAAAAGAATACGGTCTCCAATATAGTGATGAAGAAATAACAGCAATGTGTGATAAAGCAGAACTTGATGTTGAAGTAGAACGGATTCGTCAAGAAGGTGGATATGATTGGACACCTAAAGTTTCTAAAAAGAAATGGATACTTCCTGTTGAAGAGGCAAAAGATATTGATACTGATGAAACAGAGTATTTTGTTTCTTTCCCGCAAGACTTGTTAGAAGTTGCAAAACTGAAAGAAGGTGATGAGGTTGAATGGGTAGATAATGAGAATGGATCTTATACCCTTCGTAAAGTTTGATGTATACACTCTATATGCTACAAGGTCTTGCCCCATTTGTTGGTGGTATGTGCCTAGATAACTACCTCCGCAGACAAGGAGAACTCTGTAACATTAGAGATTATCCAGCAAATGTGGTAAAATATGATAGACAAAACCCAGAAGATGCTTGCTACCGTGATGGCATTTTCTACCCCCGTTGTAAAGACTTGGAGAATCCTGAAGTATGGCACTATCACAATCTGTTGAAGAATCGCTGAAAGAAGCAGAACAATCTCTGCGAAATGCTCTGGCATATGCTGCCCGTCAAGAACGACCTATGGTATGTTCTGTGATTGCTGATCTTATTAGTCGCATTGAATCATTACAAACAACTGATTCTCTGTTGGATAAACTTGAAAACCGTAAACCAGGCGACTCTGGTTTCTTTGGAACTATCTTTGGAAAAGATGACTGAAAAAGAAGAAAATCAACAACTGAAAAAGTCTCTTCAGAAATGGTGGGATTCTGATGCTTGTAAAGAACTTCAAAAAGCAAATGAAGAGGCACAGCAACGTGCCATTGGCAAATATCATATGCTGTCTGAAGAAGACAAACTTGATATGGTAGAAGCAGTCACTTACATTATGTGTAAAGCAGAAAGCGAAGGAACCTCTCATCGTGGACTGATGGATAAACTTGGAATCTATCCCGTTGGTTTCTGGGTAAATCATTTAATGGATGTTCATAATGCTCTCTGGACTTATTATCACGATAAGAAACGTGACAGAGAACTTTTAAGTGATCTAGATACACTTGACTCTTTCTTGGAGAAAGATAATGAAACGACTAATGAGTCGGGAGATGCTACAAGAACTGATTAATCTTGTAGAACCACATAAAGAAGAACATTCTGATCTTTATGATTATTTGATGCTCACCTGGACTTCTTGCCATTACAACTCTACATTATATGCTTGTAATGTAGATGGAATGATAATCATGCAGAGACACCTAAGTGAATTTGATGAACATGATTGGAGATCATACAATAAACATAAAGATTTGTAACTTGATCCCAAAGAAAACATTAAGTTACTAGATAATAGTATATTGAAATGCTAACATTGGGGCACATCGCAAAAAACTCATGACTCTTGCAAAAACTGGCACAGAAGTTCTGAATAAAGAAGAATGGAGCGAACTTATGGCACTTAAAGATGCCATCACATATGCTCCACAGACAGTTTCTGCTGAAAAAATGGAAAAATTCACCGAATTGATGGTTCGTTCTCTTGAAGGTAAAGAGGATAACTCACCAAAATAAAATAAATATTGTCAACACGATACAAAACCATGGAAAACATAGACCAACACATTCAGAAGGATGAGGATCTTCTGAATGATCCCATGATTTCTCCACAGTCAAGAAGACACACTGAAGAGGAATTAGAAGCACTCAAAGCATATAAAGAACATCATCCTGAAGACTTACATGATCCTACACCATTAGAACTTTATTGTGATGCTCATCCTGAGGCATTGGAATGTAGAGTTTACGACGATTGATTGTAAGAGGGTTGACAACCCTCTTTTTTTATGGTAAATTTAGAATTGTTAACTTGGATCTCGTGACCTTTTCAATTCTGACTGGAGATTGTAAGGAAGTTCTTGCTGGTTACGAAGAAAATACATTCCATTCTTGTATAACTGATCCCCCTTACGGTATGGGTATGGATCACTGGGATCACTCTGTTCCGAGTGTAGATATTTGGCGTGAAGTGTACCGTACACTTCGTCCTGGTGCGTTTTGTCTAGCTTTCTGTTCACCTGAATTGTATCATCGTCTGGCATGTAATGTAGAGGATGCTGGATTTACAATTAAGGATCAGATTATGTGGATGACAACCACCAAGATGCCAAAGTTTAACCGTCTAAAACCAGCACACGAACCAATTGTGGTGGCACAAAAACCATACAAAGGTTCACTCCAAAGTAATTTTGAAGAATGGGGATGTGGTCTGATTGATACAGAGCATACCCGTGTGCCCTGGGAGAAAGAACCACCCAAAGGTTGGGTTGCTCAGGGTGCTAAACGTCGCACATTTGGGCGTGATGGTAACACTACAGGTAGTGGTGCTGAGTATGGAACTGTAGACGCAAACCCTGCTGGTAGGTATCCTTCCAACATCATCGGTGAGGTTCAATCGGAGCATCAAAAGTATTTTTATGCTCCACGTGCCACACGTAAGGAGAAAGGAATTGATAACGACCATCCTACAGTCAAACCAGTGGATTTGATGGCATATCTTATCAAGATCTATTCTCCTGCCAATTCTACGGTGCTGGACCCGTTCTGTGGTAGTGGAAGCACTGGAGTCGCCGCCATTCGGGAAAATAGAAACTTTGTGGGTATGGATCTTAGTGCTCACTATACAGAAATCGCAACCAGGCGGTGTGCAGATCAAGAACTGGCACAACAGGCACAGAATCCGCTGGTGGATGCCCTATACTAACAAGGTAATCAACAAACGCCCCCAATGGCAACTCGTGCTCGCATTGGTATTGAACTCAAGAACGGTTCTGTGCTCTCTGTGTACCACCATTGGGATGGTTATCCTGAGTGGTTGGGTCGTATGCTGAAGACTCACTACAATGCTCGTTCTCTTGCTGCAGAACTGATTGATGGTGGCGACATGTCATCCTGCTGGACTGATGAGCGTTGGGATGATACTGGTGTGAAGGGTGTTTATGGTCCTCAGTATTACTCTCAGCGTGGTGAAGATACTCCTCCTCGCCATGATAAAGATCTGATGGAATTTCTTCAAAATGGTGAAGAGTTTGCTTATGTTTATACTCAGTCCGAAGGTTGGTTGTGCTACGATACTTGTGACTGGCACGATTCCTATTTGGAAGGTGTTGAAATTCCCACTGGCGCATTGGCAGTCTGATCTGCTATAATACTGAAGTAGTTGAGGAACTCTCATGGATCTGTCTGAACTGATTGAAGAACTGCGTGAGATTGAGATCTACGGGTCTGAACCATCAGACTGGATGGGATATTTGGAGAACGACGACTATTGGGTGCCAGATCCTGAACTGGCATACTGACCCTCTCAGCGGTGCCTAGGTGCCGCTATAATACGTTCATACGCAACCAAGCAATGACCACCACCTTCGCTGAGTATTCTGCCCAAGCAGAGGCACGGAAGAACATCGCAGAGGCAGTTCTGGGGCACACCTATGCCCTCTGCGAGGCACTGCGCCAGAACTACATCGATTACAGCATCAAGTCTCACCAGAAGTTTGTTGATGATGCTGATACTCATGAGTATCATCAAAAGCAGATTGATAAACTCAAGCAAGGCACTTGTGATTATGACTTCTACCCTGAGACGGGTCGTAAGTATCACAAAATCATTATGAGTGCTAATGGTTCCCGCTCTGTCCATGCTTTTGTAGATAAAAAGACTGGTCAAGTGTATAAGTCTGCATCTTGGAAAGCACCCGCCAAAGGTGTTCGCTACGACCTGCGTATCATTGAGCAGCGTGAATGGTTGCTTGAGAATGCTGACTGGGCAGGTGGTTATCTTTACGCTCGTTGATTATGACTGCTAAAGAAAAACTCCTGTTTGTTTCTTCGTTCATTTGGTTTCTACATTGGGGTCAATGTCTTACATCACGCATTCTGGATATGGTTATCGCAAACGGGTCTGTGAGGATGTTACCTCTTGGTTTCTGAATCGATTCTTCCCACGCCACAAGATCACAGTGGATATTGTTCATCGTGGTCTAAATCGTGAGCAGGTTTATGGGTATTGTGATGTTGTGGGTGAAACCTATCGCCCTCGTCACTTTCTGATTGAACTGAACACCCATATGGATGAGGAGTTGTATATAAAAACTCTTTTACATGAGCTGACGCACCTGCGGCAGTGGGTAGTCGGTTCACTGCGGTTGCGAAGCGGAAAAATGTATTATGGTAAAGAATGTATGGAAAATGTGGACTATTGGCATCAGGCACACGAAATAGAGGCACGGGAGCAAGAAGAAACCCTATATCTGGAATACCTATTTGATAAAAATGGGTGGACGGTCCCACAGGTGGCACAGTTCTTTGGCAACCGCCTGTGCTTGGCAGTATAATACAGAGGTAATCAAGGGAACCACAATGATTGCTGACGACGCTCAAGACGCCCAGATTCGCCGCTCTATTATGAAAGCAGTTGAATCGATGGATCTGCTGTGTTTACAACGTATTGCCTATGAGGTACGCTGTGAAGAGATGGGTCTTTACCCTGATGGTTGGAAACTTTATCCTGAGGACTGATGAACAAACCAATTCTCATTAAACAGTTTGCCAACCGTTGGTATTTGTACTGGGCAGATAATGGTCGTACTATCGCATCATTTCCATCTGAGTTTGAAGCATACAGTGCCCGCCGTGCTATGATAGAATATAATAAGAAAGGAGGACACCTATGAAATCTTTACTTCTTGCTGCTGCATTGTTGACTGCTCCTGTATTCGCACAGACTGCTCCACCTAAACCCAAGGTGTATCGCCCATTTACATATGAAACTCCTTGCCTATTAGAGGCAGGACTTCAAACTTATCCTGATGTCTGTAAAGTTGTAGAAACCCGTGAGACTGGTGGTGCGCTTCGCACTCGTAATATCTTTTCCAATAAACATGCTCTGACGATTAAGGGGCGATTTGATAAAGAGAAAGGATACATGACCTGGGATAGTCATAACAAATTTGAGTATAAGTGGGAGTATAAAGTTGGTGGTAATAATGAACTGGGAGCATGGACCTATGTAATGCCTGGTTTCTTAGTTCAAAATGTTTCTTGGGATTAAATCATGAAAGAAGTTGTTGTTTATCCAAGTTTTATTCTAACCGCTGTGCTTGGATTCATTACTGGTGGTGCTTTTTACAGTCAGTCATCCTATAACGATGTACTGAAACTGTGTAATCAAAAACCATTGGAGTGTAAGTTCAAATACGACATTCTGATGTATAATGAGACTGGCAGAGTTCCTTACACTGCGCCTAAACCCGTAAAGGAGACTGAAAAGAAATGACCGAAACAAATGTAAATCTGAATGTTCATGAAATTGGTGTGATTCTATCAGCACTTCAGTTACTGAATATCAGTGATGAACGATTGATTGCTCGGGAATATGGAAGTGTGCCAGCACTGTATAACAAACTCTACTCGCTCTATGATCAGATGGACAGTTCTCAAACTGGTCTACGCAACGATGTGGTGCCGTCCTTCTGACCTATAATACAGAGGTAATCGGGAGACACCCCAATGCCTGACTTCCCCACCCTCCAATCTAAAGACGGCACGATGCTGGTCGGTTTCTATCCTGTTCAGACCCCTTATGGTGACATCAGCGCCGAATGGTGTATGCAGATTCTGTCCTGGAAAGGTATTGACCAAATCTCCAAGAAGTATCTGAACCGTGTGGAGAAAGCACTGGCGATTCGTGAGCGTCTGGCATATGATTATGTGGTGACGGGTGACAACCAAGATTCTCCTCAAACTGGTAACCCTTTCTATGGTGCCTGCTGATGAAAGGAAAATATATTGCCTATGGCATTGTAGCACTGGTGGCAATCATCGGATACAATGCCTTTCTGGTACAACGGGATCAGAAAATGTATGATGCCTATTACTGTCAAACTGTTGGATGTGCCAATGAACGATGAAGACATTAAGCAGTTTATGACTGCCTTTGAGGACTTCATGAAACATGCCGATGTTGAAGTCCAGAATTATGTGCGGCGTGAAGCATCACGACAATACACAAAGAGTTATTTTGAGACCAAAGCGGCAGAACTCAATGTTCCTGTTGATTACTACATTTCGGAGTTTGTATGACCGAAGAAATGAAGATGGTGCTGGGTATTCATCAGATTGATAATTTAACATCACTGCTGGAGGGTAATGAGTATCAACAGTATTTGTATTCACATCTTTTGCCTATTAAGTATGAACTTCAGCGTCAGTTGACAAATTTAACCCATTCATCTAAAATAAAGGAGTAATTTACCAAAGAAAATGAAAAGTCTGTACATTGTTGATTACTGGGTGCCGTTTCCTTCCAGTGAATATGGTGGAGTCGTCAATCTGATCGCAGAAGATGACACTGAGGCATTTGAATTACTTGCCAATGAAGAAGGTTTTGATGAAAACTATCAGAATCTGATCATGCCCAATGTTGTCAAGGCACAGAAATTCAAACTGGTGGATGATTACGAATCTGGTATTATTGATGCTTTTACGACCTGATTATGGAACAACTTTATAAGATTCTTCAACTGTTCACCAATGAATGGGAACTCATTGATTCAAAGGCAACCAAACTGACCAAAGAACAATGTGATACTCTACTGAATTATTATGTTTCCGAAGGTGTGAACCCAAATCATCTGCGAGCAGTTGCCGACAATGATTGAGTTTCCTCATCAACCTCCCGAAGGTTACTATTATGAGCAACGACAATTCAAAAGCAATATTATTGGAATCTGGATTCATTTTAATCGCCATTTTGACTATAACCTTGGTGATCGAGTCTCTTGTATATGGGGATTTTACAATACAAAGAATCGAAAATACTATGCTCCAATCAACTCAAAGACAGTTGGAAAGCAAGTAGATATTGAGCGTACCACACCGTATTCTGCGATGCCAATCAAACAAACTCCACTTGAAGCAGCCTATGTATGAACCAAAAGTTAATGATTATGTTCAGTGGGAAAACGGTAAGGGTGTAGAAGGATGGGTTTATTTCAAGGATAGTTCATACATTACAATTGAAGCACAAGTCTGGCCAAAGCATCCAGATGATATACACAAAGGTACACATCATCGTAATGAACGAACTCTGGTGATTTGTTATCCTGAGTCCTGGAAAGAACTTAAATATGTGAAAACCCGTAATCATATCTACGATGAAAAGTAAACGTAATCTATGGCGATGGTGGGCAAAGGCATTAGGAGAGAAGGCATCTAAAAATGACAGAGAATCAGATCACATTGCTGGTATACGGACTGTTATATTCTGTACTTATCTCATTACTAATGCTTTCATTGTTGCGGGGGTCATAAGACACTGGAATGATGAAGTCCCGAATCTAAATAATGACACACAGGTTCATAGTTCAACCGAATGTCAGCGACAGTCACCAAAGCAGGACCATATTACACCTCTGGAAGTATTTCCTTTTCATCCCTAAGAACAAACTTTCGGGCACAACAACCCAATGGTAGTTTCTCTTCAGATACGCTGCCAATCAAAGCGTCACAGTTAAGAAGAGTCACCAGTACGACTGATACAAATCCAACCGTACCTGATGCGACTGAGAATGCAAATGTAACCACATCAAATAATTGGAAGGCATCACAGTTTCGTAATTCGATTAAGTATTACTTCATCACACAGACTGGAACTGATGATAATGGAGCATCACCATCATCACCTGGATTCAATATCGGTACACAGTCCTGGAACTCTAATCTCAATAAGAATGTTCGGAAGTACATGTATCTCAACGGTACAATGGGTTCTTCTAATGTTTCACAATATGCCACTTATCTTCAGGCAGAGACTTATAACTTAGAGGTCAATGTAGCAGGTGGAATCTATGGTGCTGGCGGATCCAATGGTACGTCAGGTAATATCAGTGGTGGTAATGGTGGCCCTGCGATGTATGTTCAATCCACTGGATCTGCCGTAACTGTGATCGTCAATAGCACCGCTAACATTTATGGTGGAGGTGCTGGAGGAGAAAAAGGAAGGACAGGTGACAATGGAGCATCTGGCACATGTTTCTATTATGAAACCTATGATACGGGAACCAACTGTAATGGATGTCCTGGATGTGGTGGAGATGAACGAATCAACTGTTTTGACCAAGGAGGATGTAACTGTGGTAAGGGTGGATGTAGAGATAATAATAAGAGATCAACCTGCCGTAGAACGATTTACTATAGTGTCCCTGGTGCTACTGGTGGAGAAGGTGGTGATGGTGGATTAGGTAGAGGTTATGGTCAGTCCAGAACTGATGGATCAACAGGAACAGTAGGACAAACTGGTGGATGCCCAAGTTTAGGTGCAGATGGTCAAACTGGAGAGACTGGTGGTAATGGTGGAGACTGGGGATCAGATGGTGGAAGTACAAACAATACAGGATCAGGAGGATCAGCAGGAAGAGCAATCACAGGTAGTAATTACAGCGTGACAGGAACGATAAATTCTGCTACAATTAAGGGAGCATATCAACCATAACAAATGACTGAATATCCATCATTACCAGAGCAAGGAAAGAACCTTGCTAAGTTTACATTTGAAGTTGTTAAACAGGCATTCTCATCTAATGCTTTGTTTGTATCACCAGAGGTAAAACAACAACGATTAGATATTTGTAAACAGTGTGAGTATTATGATCCAACACAGGTAAGGTGTAAGCATTGTGGTTGTTTCTTAGATCATAAGGCATCATTCGCATTAGACTCTTGTCCGATTGATAAGTGGATGGTTTCTGATGCTGATTGGTTAAATGGTGAGTTTGATAAAGTAGTGGATAAGGTACAGAATCCACAGACTGAAAGTGATGGTCCTAGGTTTCCTGCTCAACCAGAATTAGGACAGGTTTATGGTTGGAAAGAGCGTAAATGGAAGTGGAATGGAGAGATGTGGGATTTTATACCAGAATGAGTAATTTGGTATAATTTGATACATTATAAGGTTAAATTTAATTAAAAAATATAATAAAAAACATTTATTAGTATTTTATTTGATTCTCAATTAGTTGTATTTTATTGAGAATCAATTGAGTATAATAGTTGAGAATAAGTCTTCTAAATGCTTATAAATGCCTGGTCTTATAAGTGTCTTAAATGCTTATAAATGCCTGGTCTTATAAGTGTCTTAAATGCTTATAAATGCCTCCAAGACTTGTGAGTTTAGCGAGCGTATCATAAGAAGCGCAGTTTGTCAAGTCCCACGGCGCCACAAAAATCCCCAAACCCACACAAATCTCGACGAGAATACATATATACTCTTATGAGAATCTCGTCTAGAATACTCATTGACAACTCGACGAGATATCTGCTATAATCATTAAGCATCATACAAATCTCGACGAGCTTATGTACGACGACTACGATCTCGACTACACATACGCAACAGACTATTCATACGATCTAGACGAGTATTATGCACAAGATCTAGATCTCGACGAGGATTACGCACGAGATGGGCAAGATTATGAATCACTTGCGTATCGTCACTATGCATGATATAATCTAGTAAACATCGCACGAGTTTCACATGGCTGCCACACATACAAAGCGCATGGTACGTGTTACTCTAGATCTCATGTGTTATGATGATCTAGAACTAGATGATATCCCCTGGCGGGAGATGTTACACCTAGAAGATGACGAAGATATACATGTTAGCATCAAAGATTTCACCGATATCTTCTGAGTGTGACAGTTTAAGAATTGGATCGATTCTCAATTATAAGACTTATTGATTCTCAATAACTAGATCTTATTGAGAATGAGGACAGTTGAGAGAGTGGCACAAGGGGGGTTGTGCTGAGCGGCAAGATCGGATATTGTACCTCTGTCGTCGGGAATTCACCTTGAAAGACATCAGGATTCGTGTTGAAACTTACGATGGTTTGTGTACTATTTGGTACGAACGTTCAAGGTTAAAGAATGCTTGTGATATTATCAGCAAGCGTGTCTACAACCAACTCTGTGGTTTGAACATCAAAGAAGTTAACGTTTCGGTGATTTGATTATGTGTGGCCCTGCTTTTGAATATACTCGGGAAGATTTCCTGAATGATGCATCCCCTGAAGAATGGGATGAATGGGAACAGAAAGCGGCTGAACTTGAGCTGCCGTTAGATTACTATTTGGCCGAGTTCGTGTGACGGTTGGGGAACTGGCACACACCCCCTTGCGGTTCGTTTGAATCTGGTTTACATTACATTCGTTCACCTGAAGGAGACCAATGAGCACTGCAACTTATAACGGTTGGGCAAATTGGGAAACGTGGAATGTTGCACTCTGGATCGGCAATGATGAGGGTTTGTATGATGCTGCCAAGACCTGCAGTAACTATCAGGAACTAGTTCAATTGCTGCGGGATTGTGGTAGCAAAGAAACCCCAGATGGTTGCCGTTGGGATGATCCTAAGATTGACGGTTTAGAGATTAACGAAATGCTGGACGATCTCTAAACTGGCACAAGGGGGGTTGCGATGCCCCCCGATCTCTGATACATTACATTTGTCGCTGAGAGATTTCAATGTTTGATGAACTCTGGTCTGAGATTCAGGACATGCCTGGTGAGATTTTTGACCTCGACATTCCTGAACTCAAAGATGAAAAGTTTGATGTCAATGAGTATCTGAACGCAAACTACGATTATTGAGAACAATGGCAGAAATGATTGAACTCACTCAAGATGAGATTCGTGCTCTGCTGGATCTCATTGAGTTTCACGATGATTGGGAAGAATGTAGTGAACAACTCGGCGTAGATGTTGCCAAGTTGTATGATAAAGTTTCTTCATTCGTCACCTACTGATGCTCTACCAAATCATCGACATTGAGTTTGATTTTGATGATGAAGATGAACTGGATGATGATTACAAATCTGACCTCTTTGATGAGGCATTGAGTCAAATCTGGGAGGCATCTGATGAAGATGATTTAGTAGAAGAAATCACCACCGCTTATGGTTGGTGCATCAAATCCCTGAACTTTCGCCACGTTCTTTCCTGATTATGTACCGTACACTTTCTGAACTTCGTGACTCTATCAACCAACTGATTGAGCGTCAAGGTGAGAACGCAGTTTGCGCTGCGTTTGTATTCACTCAAGATGATGTATTTGAGATCGTTGGTGAAAACTGCGATGAAGTGCGTTTCTCTAAAGAACTCACTGAAGATGTGCTCTGTGATGTAGGAGGTTCCGACTACATTTACGAACAGATTGGTGAGGTGATTGATGATTCAATCCGTGACCGTAAGAAACTGCCCCTCTACGCTAACTGATGACCCAAACTGACATTATTTCAGTTCGTGAACAAATCCAAGAGGATCTGATCTGCCTGCTAGAATCACAGTTCGGTCAGGCAGATTACCTCTCCGAAGTTCAAGACCTTGCCTGCCAGATTGTTGTTTCTAACTTCACCCAACTTCTGAAATGACCAACAACGTTAAAACCTGGACCGATGACTTCTCCGAACTTTGTGAGAAGTATGCCGAATTCGTGATGGATTCGATGGACATGAAGACGATGGAACAGTTCGTGTTTGATACACTTTACGAGTGCTATTCTGCCTATGATGAAGAACAGTTGATTGGTGAGATTCTTGAGTTGTATGATGAAGAAACCCTGGAAAGTTTCGGTGTAAAGATTACTGATGGTCCAGACATTGTGACACCTGACTAAGTGGCACAAGGGGGGTTGCGACTCCCCTTTTTTCGTGCCATACTAAGATCATGCAAAACAAACACATCGAACACCCCGAAGATTCTATCCTCACGGGTGACCTTACTGTTCTGGATTGGTTCACTGCCCGTGGCAATCTGAGTGTAAAGATTGACGGTGCACCTGCTATTGTGTGGGGTATTAATCCCGCCAATGGTGAGTTCTTCGTTGGCACCAAAGCAGTCTTTAACAAAGTTAAAATTCGGATCGCACATTCGCATGATGAGATCAATCAATTCTATCAAGGCGAAGTTGCAAACATTCTGCACGCTTGTTTTGACTGGTTGCCTCATTCAAGCGGTATCTTTCAAGGTGATTTTATTGGTTTCGGTGGTGACACTGAGTATACTCCTAACACGATCACTTATCAGTTTCCTGAGGTAGTTTCTGAGAAGATCATTGTCGCTCCCCATACTTACTACATTGCCGACAAAGATCTTCGTGATGCTGTAGCGTATCCGATGAAGTTTACCATCACGGATACTCCCTACGTGAAATTTGTGAAACCTGAAGCATACATTCAGCACGGGCAAGAATCGTTCGCTGATGTAGAAGAAATCTGTGACTTTGCCCGTCAAATGTCTACTGCCTGTGAGTTCGTAACTGATAAGGAAGCGGCAAAGATCAAACAACAGATCAATGCCTGCATTCGTACTGGTGAAGAAGTCAACCCCGACGACTTTGATTGTGATGCTAACCTGCTGCGTTTGTGGGCATTGGTGAAGTCAATCAAAGATGATTGTTTGTACCTCTGCCGCAATCAGGGTCCCGCAGCATACCTGTACGGCAACAGGATTGATGCTGAGGGTTACGTTCTCACCAATGAGTTTGGTATGTTCAAACTGGTGAATCGTGAGGTCTTTTCTAACGCTAACTTCAACAACCGCCGCTTTCAGTGTGCCAGTTGAGAAGGTGGCACACACCCCGTAGACAGATGCCCTAATCCGTTCTATTCTTACAAAGTAATCAACGAAAGCAATTTTCGAGATGACTCTGAATCAATTCTTCATTGAGTGCCTGGATCTCAAATATGCCAGCAATTCTCAAGACAATTCCTATCACGAACAGCAGGTAGAAGAACTGCTGAAAAAGTATAACCTGGAGTATGAATATCAACCGAATGGTATTCAAAACTCTCCTGATTTCCGTGTACACTACAACGGCAAAACTTACGACATTGAGTGTAAATCTTCCAAACAGGCACATCCTACCTACAATGGTGGATTGCCGAAGGAAGGTGTTATCTACGTGTTCAGCAGCAAAAAGTATAACGAAACCACGGTATTCTTTGCTGATGATGTGGTGAGCAAAGAAAAGCGGGAATTGTATAACAAACTGATTGCCGAGTTGAATGTAACTCTGAAGCAGTATCAGCAACTCAATGAGTGGCAGGAAGATGAGCGTGGGTTTGACTTCTACATCCGCAACATGTTCACTCAATCGGGTGGCAAAGATAAGACGGATTACTTCACTCATGCCCGCCGTGGTTACTGTGAAGATCGTGTGGTGAACTTTGAGTTCTGATGCATAAGAATTGGTTCCTGATTGCGGTTGCTCTGATGATCCTATGGCAACCCCTGGCACCGATCCGCCATGTGACAGCTGATGCACTGTCACTCGCTGCCTCCTGGATCCGTGACTGACCCTGTAGACTTACTGCATACCAAACGACCCGAACCCATGCGGAAGATCGAACGCCTGATGAACGCTGCTATCACTGCCAGCGAAGATTTCAAACTTGATAACACTGAGGTCATCTCATGTTCTGATGTTTCTGATGTCTACCTGCACGGCAATCTGATCGCTCGGATTGGCGAAACCTGGATCGAATTGTTTGATGGTGGGTATCGTTCAAACACTACCAAATCCCGCCTGAATGCTATTCTTTCTGAGCACGGAATCCCTGGCGAAGGTATCTTTCAGAAGAACTATCAGTGGTTCTTTCAGTCTAAAGATTACGGCGTGATTCCTTTCTTCTCAGGTATGCGAATTGCCTGAGTGACAGTCAAGGGGGTGGCACACACCGCCCCCCATTCCACCCCATCCCATCCTACAATTCTTTCAGTTCAAACAACGAACCCAATGCGTTACAATCCTTCCACTGATCGTGCCATCTCCATTGATGAGATCGCCGCACAATGTAAGGCAGCAATTCTTAAGGCAGACCGCCGCTATGTTGAGTCGGTTGCTGATCGCATCTATGATGAGATCTTGACTGCTACCCGCTGGGAGGATGATGTTCTGATCGCTGCCTGAATCACCTCCCTTCGTTCACTCTAACTCTTTTTTCAAATGACTCAATCCCTGGCAATTTCTCTGCTCCGTCAAGGTAACAATGGCGATCAAATCCTCCAGATCCTGGAATCAATCGCAAACGACAATGAGCAGGGAACTGTAACCGATCATCAGGGCAATCCCGTTATCTGGTGACAGTCTAATTAGTGGCACACCCTCACTCCGATTCGTCGGGTGGGGGTTCTACAATATGGGGACACCAAACGAAACACACATGAGCATCGAAACCGTTTATAGCATCACTGGCAAAGTCATGATCAAAGATACTGAAACTGGCAAATCCTGGATGTCACTGGTTGAGAATGATGCATTCCGTGGTGCAATCGAAGGACTCTACGATTTCGTGATTGATACAAATGCCAGTGCTGATATGGCATACGATTGGGTATGCGATCAGGCGGACATTCACACCTTCGTCGTTGATACTCCCGCATGGGATATGTTCTACGGCGTGTTCAGTCAGGCGCAACCAGTTCCACACTTTGCCTGCGCTCATGTCTGAACTTCGTTAACACCGTCCCTCACACTTTCTTCTCATGGCACTCTACAACATCGCATCCGATCTTAACACCCGCCAGACCGTATGGGTGAGCACCAATGTTGCTAAGGGTCGTCCGCAACTTAACAGTCACCGTGATGATACGTTCGGTCGTTCACTCAATCGTGCGGGCATTGATGGTTATCCTGCCTGGGAACTTGCGGGTCTTCATTGTAACTATGTGCCCCGTGTTCGTTCGTGAAGCAGCAGTGCCCCGGGGTTGCGGTCGTGCGGGGGGCGCCGCCGTTATATAAAAACCATGGGTCCCCCTAACCTACAAAGTGTTACGGAAGCGAGTGATATCTAAAGAGCTATATAAATCTAAAAAGAAAATTCATATACTCAAAATGAAAAAAAATTCCGGAGAAAATTTTCAGTCCGTACAAGTCGATCCAATCACTGGTGACTATTATATTGTGATACCTGAGTGGGTCACGAACGAACTTTCATGGTATGAAGACACAGAAGTTCGTCTATCAATTGAGGGTGGAGATCTCGTAATAACCGAAAAGGAAGGTGATTGACAATCGCTACATAATACTGTATGATCTTGATGTAAACGCATTCTATTATGGCTAAAGGATTTACCGTAAAAGCAAAAACGCCGACTGCCTCAGAACCAGAGTGGGACTACAATCTTGCCCGTGAGATGGTAAAGGGTAAGACTATTGTATTCTGTCTACCTGGAAGAGGAGTCTCATATACTTACTTAAAGAACTTCGTTCAACTT